AACAACTTTAGAACAAGTAATAAGAGTGCTTTGATTCTATCTTTTAAATCCATGATAGAGAATTGAGCCAATGTCTCTTCCATTGTTTCTTTAATCATTGGATAAAATTTCTGGATTATATAGAAGTCTCTTTGAACCTTATTAGATATACCATCAGGGATTGGCTTACCTTCCCATTTGTAAGCCAATAGATCAGTGACACTAAATACTAATTTTGTGTTTATCTTGTGTGTCACTAGTTTTTGTACTGTTTGGATCTCAAAAGGGTTTCTTGCATGAAAACTCATTCCAAATTCATCATTTTCAATAAATATGTTATAATCAACATACTTTGGATAGATGAATCTGATCTGATCTTCTAAGTTCACAATCTCTGTTTCTTCCACAATCATTCTCCTCAAACAATTTCCAAAAGTGGTTTTTTCCATTTTGACACCTGGAACATAGAATGAGTTAGCACTTACACTTGCACTAACCCTTCCATAGAATATGCTTGAGGCAATATTTTTAAGAGCCTCTTTAGAACCCACTGTGTACAATTTGTGAACTGTTTTGAACCTAACTGATTCCAAATCATTAGCTCTTCTCAAGATCATTAAAGGATCAGCTTCTATCATCTGTCCCAGTTGCTCATCATTCAATGGAGCATTCTTCTTGATTCTTTCCAATTGTTTCACAGGCCCAATACTAGCTTCAATTCTAACTAGCCCACCCAACACTGTGTCACCATCTTCATACTCTGATAGAGTACTTATCAAATCACCCTTGATCATTTTGTGTGCACTCATGAACAATTTTTTTTGAGGCAGAGTTCATCTCATTCCACTGGGTTTTGAACATTTTGTAATTATAGTATTCTGGCCCGAATATAACCATTAGTGCTGGGTTGAAGATGGGGAATACACCAAGATGATAAGGAATATGAGATAATCCGAAATTCCTATAATTGTTGACACCTCCTATGTTGACATGATACACTGATTCACAATATCTTTTGTTGCACAATGCAGATATTGTGTAAAGGTCTAGTCCACCACCATTCTCAACAATTTGTCTAGATGCTCCATAAGATTCTTTGACCATTCTAAAAAATGAATCTGTGTTGACTGGATGAACAGAAGACAAGCAAAATTTAAATAAAGTTGGCATGAATGTCATATTGCTAATGAAGAGGGAATTAAATTCACCAATAAATGGATTAATACTGGACTTGACATTGGAAGTTCTGCAATTGAATAAAAGCTCTGCAATTCGTTGTGCCCTCAAAAATAAGGTGAGTTTGTGTTTCACAAATGTTGCAGTGTTATTTTTGTATAACTCAGGGCAAAAAATGGTGTATGAATCATCTGATGAGAGTATATCCTCATGATCTTCATGATTATAATTCATTTTTTGACAAAGTCTCTTATATATCTCATCTCTAAAAGAAATGAGACACAAATGCAATAAAGAAGAAGTGTAGTGCAAAATTCCTTGGCCCATGTTTGACTCATTGGTCATTGACAATTTTCTATCCTTTAAGAATTTTAGTTTCAAAGGTCTTAATTGTGGATATGATTTGGAATGCTCATCATGACTATCATTGTGCCATGCTTTTGTCAATCTCTCTGGTAGTAAGCACTCTTTGTTTTGATGTCTTATGAGTAAGTCAGTGAAATATGAAAACAACCCGGGAA